TGTTTTGTTCTACAAGGTCGTCTGCTTGCTTTGTACTTAAGTTTTTATAGTACAAAAACCTAGATGCAGCCATCATAGCACCTGCTAAAAGTATACTATCTTCTTCACTTTTGGAAGTATTTTCTACGTATTCAAGAATTTGCGTGTAGAAAGAGTGTAATTTACGTTCTGCGTCTGTTATTGTCATTGTTTTGCTTACTTAAATTAACATTTGCTCTCAATTGTGCAATATCTTCTTGTGAATCTATTCTATCTTGCGCAATTTTTGCGTCTTGAGCAAGTTTCATAGCGTCCATTTCTTGACTTGCCTGATCATTCATCGCTTTTCTGTTAATTTCTGCTTCTCTAAGCCCTAATTCTTGTTCTTTTAGCATAACAAGTGGATCTTGACCTTGTTGAGACACAAATTCTGCCTCTTCTTGAGCCATTTCAGTGACTTTTGCAGCAATTCTTTCAGCAATTTGTTGTTCTAACGCCTCTTGCATTTCTGCTTGAAGCTCTGGTGGTATTTGTCCACCATATTGTTGTGTAACTTCTTCGATTTGTTTCGCCATATCATCCTCTGCTTCTTCTCTTGACTCAATACTTACATGTTCCATGATATGAGCTTGTAAAATTAGCATAACTTGAGGATTATTTTTAACTAAAACAGAGGCAAAAAACGCTCTGTGAGCTGCAATGTGAGCTCCATGGTTTTGCCCTCTAAAAGCTGTTAATGATCCACCACCTAAAGCACCAGCATTCTCCATTCCTGGATCAGTTGGTTGCGGTCCAGAAGGAACTGGTAACAAAACATCAATATCTTTAACACCAAGTGCTTGATACATTCTGCGATATGCCTCATACATGTTATGAGACGCAGGATCAGCTTGTGCTAATTGTAGTTGCGTTTGAGCTAATGTAACTCTTTGCGATATAGAAAAGATGTTTGGATCGGATATTGGTATAATATCTATTTCAGGACTAAAGTCTTCGGCCTTCATCATTTGCATACCCTCGCCACTTAAAGAGTATGGATAAGCTTGTGGTAAATCTTCTGCAAAAATCTTTGCTAAAAGTTTAAATTCTATGCGTTGAGCATAGTGTAGTCTTTTGTGAATAGCGCTCATAATTCTAGAACCACGTTCTAGTAAAGCCATTGTAGTTCCAACAGGTGCACCAGCTTGTGCCGCGTCACCAATTTTTTGATCAGCTATTGCTGCAAATCGAGATCCAGCTTCAATACAAAAACCAAGCAACTGAAATAATGTACCACTTGGCTCTTTGTAAGGTAAAGGTACAAGACCCTCTCTTAAACTACCGCCAGGTGCATCGACGTCTCTAAACTCACCAGGTTGTAATGGTGCATCATCATCACGTATTCTAAGACCTCTTGCCTTAAAACCAGCTGGTAAGTTAGATAAAGTTCCTGCATCTAAAAGTTGTCTTAGTGCACTAGTTGCAGTTCTTGATAAACCGCCTAACATGTGAATTAATCCAAAACCGTAAAAACCAAAACCAGGTAAAAATTTATAATGAACGAAATACTGAGTTTTCTTCATTCTAGGATCGTCTTGTTTATAATTTCTATAAATAGATAAAACTTTATTAGAACCCTCATCTATTGTTACAATGTATGGAACTTTAATACCATCATCAGCATCAATACCTTTAATGTTAAGTTCAACATGCATCTCTAATAATTGATACTCTTCACTTCTTTGAACTTTTTCCATACCAGCAAGTTTGTTTTCTTTTTCTTGCAAAGCAGTTTCATCCTCATAAATTTTAAGACCTACATCTCTGTAGAATCCTGATACTTGTAGTTTTCTAATATCGTTTTCTGTTCTTCTAATGACATGTGTAATTCTCTCAGCAGTTTCTAAATCTGTTGTGTGATAAGGCACATACAAATCATCACTAGGTATAAACTTAGATACAGCTCTTCCTAAACCTGCATCATAATAAATTTTCTTAAATGCTGATCCTGACAGTGGTAAGTAAAATAACAAACTATCCATGTCTGGATCATACTCTTCCATAACGTGCATGATTTGATAATTCATAAATTCTTTGACTCGCTGAGCTTGTTCTTCTTTTGCTCTATCTACTTTGCCAACAATCTGTGTGCTAACAGGTCCATTAGCAGGTAATAGTTCTCTGTAAGCTTGTGCTTGAAATTGTGTAATAGCTTCAGCCAACATAGGATGTGTTACAGCACTTGCACCTTGAAATGGTTGAGATTGCTCCTCGTATTTGAATCCAAGTAGATCTAAACCTTTTTTGTAGGAATCTTCCCAATCTTTTCTTGATGATTTATCATCTTCATGAGCCTGTCTTAAATCACTAGATATTTCACTAAGGGTATCTTCATCTAATACTTCAGCAATGTTCATGTCAAAACCAGTTTGTATATTTTGATCTAGATCTCCAACAATAGCGCCTCCGTCTTGTTGCATCTCTACTTTAGGTGCTAAACCATCGGCAAATTCGTTTCCTTGTATCTCTACAAGTTGCTCAATCGCTTGTTCTTGTTGTTGTTCAAATCCTATAGGTTTTTCTACTGCCATTATGCTGCCTCAAAAATATCAATAATACTCTCAGGAGTATACACAAGTCCACCCCTTTTTCTATGAGTTTTATGTGGTAATAACATTTCAGGTGTAATCTTGATAGCAAAAACTTCACCAACGCCGTCAACCTCAATAATTTTAAACTCTGAATTGTTCTCTTTTGCAGCTCTTTTAAGTATTTTTTCTACAGTAGATGTGTAGTGTTTTCCTTTAAAATCTACACTATCAGGACCGCCATAAAACTCTTCAGTGCCAATACCTTTCATGGCGTTTGTTCTTTCATTTATTGGCGTGTTTGTCCCACCGCTTTGACTGTATCTATTTTTTACAAATTTAGCTGGTGTAACAGCATACCACTGAGAGGCATTAGGATCTTTATCAATAAACAATTTTTTAGCAGCTTGAGCAATGTCTCTTTTGATTAAGGCAGAGCCCCATTCCATTCTATTTTTAAAAGGTACATTAGGAAATAATTGTTTTAGAGCTGCATCAGACAAACCAACGTCTAACTCTTCTAACATTTTCTTTTCTATTGCTGCTGCTTTTTTAGCAGATGCCAGAAGCTGTGGCTCAACAGACGGCCCTTGCTTTGCAAGATCTTCAAATATTTTTTTATTTAATCTAAACTCGTCAACAAACTGTTGCATATCTTCTGCCGTTTTAAACATCGGTCTAAATATAGTTTCGTTCCTTGTGTAATATTCTAAAACCTGTGGTTCTACCTCTCTTGCTTTACCTTGATATGAAAGTCTATCTCTCGCTAATCTAGCCATTCTTTCATTCAACGGTAAATCCATTAAGTCACTAATTTGTTCTTTTAAATCTAATTCAAGTTTCTTTGCTTGTTGTAGTATGTCTGATTGTATCTCATCGGCAAATGTTACTCTTACTTTTGATCCTGATTGTATCTTTTCAAGGTTTTGTATTTTAACTAAATCATCTTGTAGTTTACTTTTAAACTGTCTTATTTGTTTAAGAAGTGGTTCATCTATTCTTTCTAAATCTGAAACGCGAGCATCAATTATTGTTGATATCTCTTGAGCTGAAAGATCATCAATGTCTAGATCTACATTTACTAAACCTTCTCTATCTAATTTTCTAAGTGCCGAAGTTTCTAGTCCTGCTAATTGATTGTTAAGTTTTGTTTGATTCTTTTTTAACGTAGCTAACATCTTTTTATCTGCTGCCGTGAATAATCCTTCGGCTCCAGGTATTGTACCATTACGGTCCGTGAGCCGCGACCAACCGATCACGTACCTCTCTGCAAAATCATGCACACTGCCTGGTAATTGATCTGGATCGCCAGGTATGGCACTAGGATTTAAAAATAAAACTTCTTCTCTGTAAGTGCCTTCAATGGCACCTGGTTCTTGATAACCAGGATACTTAGCAGGTTTATCGCCACCAAAACCATAGGTGACAGTTTCAATTTTACGCTGTGGTGCTTGACGGACAATTGCAAGCATAGCTTGTTTAGATATTGGTTTATTTTGTTTCGCTGCTGTGTTTAAGTAGCTTGTTAAAATATTATCTTCTATCTCTGGTTTTGAGATGCCTTTGTTTTGCATAAATTTATAAAACTGATCTACACTATTAAACACTGGTGGTGTGTTTGGGTCCATGAGCCGTGCTTCAAGGTTAGAGTAAAATATAGATTCAGAAGCTTCTGGTGAATCTATTATCTCTTTTTTTGATTTTGGTTTTACGACAGCTGTGCCTACGTCGTCTGATACAGCGGCGACACTATCATCCAGTGCTTCACTAGAAAGATTTACTTCTTCAACGGAGCCTACTTTTTTTTGTAAAGACTCTAATTGTTTTTTTTCTGCCTTAGATAAATTTTGTGTAAGCATTTTAAACTTGTCAATATTTTGTATGGCCCATAAAGGAACTTTACCAAACAAGTTTGCTACTTCAACTTCAGGCAATGACGGATCTTCAAAGACGTTTGCTTGTTCTAAGATATTATCTGGCACGACGTTACCACCCATGTTCATACCCATTAATTTTGGATTAGGATTTGTTACAAAAGGTGCTTGACCTTGATTTAATTTTTCTTGCATGTACTGTTCATTCAATGCTTTGTCTTTTGCATCATCGGCAAGACCTTGTTCTGATTGTGAATATATATCATAAATACCATCATCTGTTACTCTATCAGGTCCAGTTTCAAAAATATCTTCTGCTTGTTCTAGCGCATAAATGTTACCAAAGCTTTTTTTAATTTCATTAAATATCATTCCTACTTTTGAATTAGTGCTGGATTTACCCGTCTCTTCGTCCAAGTATCTACGAAAAGCTATTAAAGGCGCTCTTTCAAAATCTCTATCAAATTTTTCTGCATCAATTATCATTTGTTTTTTATCTGCTTCCCTGATTGCCATACCAGCGTCTACAAATGATTCAAACATTTCTGGGTGCATGATGAATCCATCTGATTCTCCACCAACCAATCTATACGTAGTCACTCCTGTGAAGTCATCATATATTCTCTCAACACTGTCTGCATTAAAAAGGCTTTTTAGTATTGCATCCTGCTGACCAGTAACAGTGCCATCACCAAGTGAACTTGTTGTAAACGCTTCTTTTATTAAAGGAGCTAATACACTATACGCAAGACCTGCTTTTGAAATCTTACCAAAGTTATTCATCATCGCTGATCTTGTTGCAGCATTAGGTATTATGTTTTTTATTACGCCTTTCGCACCGCCTAAAAATTTAGCGAACGGACCTACTTTCTCAGCTAATTTTTTTCTAGTCTTAAAAGCACTTTTTGACTCTCCTTTTTTACGTTGGACTTTACTTTTTTTCTTCTCTCCCACATTTCCAGCTCCTATAATCGCTGCTGTGTGAAGCTGACCAACAGAATAAGGAAACATTTTAGTTAGTGCTTGATAAACTGTGGGTGACGAGGATTTGATTTTATTTAAAGCACCAAAATATGCCATCTCACCAGCCAAAGCACCAGTAATATATGCGCCTACTGTGGTAGATTTAGGTGCTAAATTGTATTCAAAATTTGTTAATTCTCTAATAAGATTACCAATCTCTATTGGGTTTGGCACTTTAGGTGCCGCGTTTATAGCGGAAACTGCATTAAAAAGACCTATTGCTAATCCTGGGGGTGCAGTAACTGTTTCTTGAGCTACAGCAGCAGTATCTGCTAAAAATTTAAGTGAATCCTCTGATAATTTTTGACTTGTTGTTTTTTGACCACCATCTCGTATAGGTTTACCCTCTTCGTCGAGAAAAATATCAGGATCTAAAATTGCATCTAATTCAGTATCTTTAGCCATTTCTATAATCTAACACATCTTCTATTGATGCGAAACCTCCATCTGCTAATAAACCATAACCTGCAGTCGAAATATCTGTGATAGCCTGATCCATTTGAGATTCAAAATCTTTTGATATTGGCTCATAATAACCACCTATTTCTAATTCATATTCCAAATCTTTAATTTCTCTGTCTAAATTTCTTAATGCTTGATCTGATAGTAAAATCTTTGATCCACCTCTTTGTTGTGCTTTAGTTTTTAATCTTCTAATTTTAGATGCTATAGCGTTTTCTTCTGCATTTAAAACTCTTTCTCCTGTAAAAATATTGTTAGCTCGAAAAGCTTTATCCATGTCATCAACCACAGCGGCTTTATGAGATAATGTTAATTCTGGAAATTCTATGCCATATTTATTGAAATTATATTTTATTTTATCTCTTAACCTAACCGTATCGTAAATGATTGGAAGAGCGTCTTTCATAAAATCTTTTCGCTCCACTTGTTTTTTAAAACCGTCAAAGGCCTCATTGATTGATTTACCTTTGAAAATAGAAAATCTCATATATCTGTTAAAATTTGCTCTAAGCAAATCACCTACTCTTGTGCCGTGTGTTTTTGCTTGAGAATTAAATTCTCTCATTAAAGGAGTGTTGTCTAAACCAGAGTCAACAATGTTTTTCTTAACTAATCTTATGAAATCATTATAATACATTTTTTGATTTTCATTTAACAAACCTACCATATTAGTGTTAATTAAACTTGGATTACCTTTTTGTGCTTCTTCGAAAAGAAATTGTTTTATTTTTGGATCATCATGTATTCTTACTTTGGGTGGACCGCCTGATAATCTTATAGTGTCCATGCCTAATTCATCTAAAAGCCCTTCAGCTTTTAACATATTTAAAATTTTTTTTCTTTTAAGTTCTACCAAAGCTTCAGATCCTCTTGTAGTTCTAATATTTTTAGCTGATAAAAATTCTTTTAAATAAGGATCTAATTCAAATAATTTATTAGTATTTATGTGGCCAAAATTATATATACCTGTTCTTAATTCACTCCCTGTAGTCTTTGGAACTATCTCTTTATATCTTTTTAGTAAATTATAAGCTCTACCTGCAGCCTCATCATACTGCCTAGCAATAACATTGTTCATGCTATAAAAACCTTTTTTAGTTAATTGATCATAAAAATTTCTTGAATCTTGACTAATTTTATTTTTTCTTACAGTTCGTTTTAAAAAATTCAGGTAATATTTTTCTCCCAAAGATTCTTTAATTTGTGTCATTAAAAAAGGATTCTGTGATTCATAAAGTTTTGCAAACGTATCGAAATCACTTTCCGATAAATCCGCAGGCGTTGCTCTGTTTCGTACGTTCTTAATCTTTTGTGCATCATCATATAATTTTTTAATTTTGTCTGTAAAATTTTTTAAACCCTGGTGTGTTGAGTAGTGGTTTCTTAAAGCAAGTCTATTTACTCTCATATTAGGCTCTGATGCAATTTCAAGCATGTTATCTATTTTTGAATCACCAGCGCTTAACATTCTTAATGCTTCAGAAATATTATTATTAGTGATAAGTTTAGTTTGCATCCTAGAGTTCAAACTACCAAACAATTTTAAAAAATCAGACACTTCATAACCAGTGGCTTCTTTAATTAAAAATTGTGCTAAATCTTGTCTAGCGCTCATTAGTAATAATACCTCCTAGGTTCTATGTATTTTGGTTCATCTATGTAATCGGATTCAAGCTGGATAAAGTTACCCTGTCTGAATCGCAACAGCGCTTGTGTTGTGGAGTCGACTAAATCGTCATGATCACCATAAGGGAAAGCTGCACATTCTTCAACCACTTCTTCGGCAAAGCGATCTTCCGTGCACCATACCTGTCCCGCTTCAAATAGAGGAGCCACGGAGTTTACACGAACGTGTTTATCATTGCCCTTACTAGGCGTATAAGTAACTACAGGAATCCCTAATTGACGTAGCTCCTGTGTTAAAGGCATACCAGAAGCTTTCGCTTCTATCAAGATTGTTTCAGGTTCCCAGTATTTATATTCATCTAGTGCTATTGTTTTGAGTTCAGGAAA